AAATTAAAAGTGTGGACGGATAGCAATAATCGGCTGCTTCATTGGGCATATGCTGATGAAAACAGACCAGTAGGGCCAACCGATGAAGGATTCGAGGTTATTGAAGTTGACGATGCTGTTGGTTTGTATGAGAACCACGCTAGCATTATTGACGGTCAAGTCGTTCCTGATGCTGACTATGACCCAGACGCTGACAGACCTAAGCCTGAGGCGTCACCAGAACAGCAAATGCTTGCTGCGCTTGCCCTTGACGTAGCGCAGATGAAGGCGGTGAAATAAGTGACTTATTATGATCAGTGTGTGCTGTTTTACAGTTGGGGAATTGATTTAACACCTTATGTACCGGTAATGATTACCCCAGATCAATACAAGCAAATTACAGGCAATGACTATGTCGCCAGCAAAAGCTAGCGGCTATTTTTGTGGAAGGAAGTGATGACAATGCTAAATAAAATCAGAGATCACCCGACACATACAGCGCTCGCCATTGGCATGGTTGCCATTGGCTTGTTTCTAATCATCAATGACCATTATTTCATCTGGCCCCCACATTACTCTGACTGGTTAAACGATGACATTGTGGGGTTTTTGTTTGTCACTGATGGGCTCGGGATTGGGGGTTGGGTGCTATGGGAAACACAGTTAGCAGTGACCAATCGTCTGTTGCTTACGGCTACCAGCTTTTTAATGTCGTTCTTGACAATACTGCAATTCCTGACCTCGATCTCAACTGGAATCTACTCAAATTGGATCAGCAATGCGATCATAACAGCCTTCGTGCTGATTCTGGCACGAAGGAGTGACAGCCGTGACAGCAGCGATAACTAAAATTATTGTCGATTCTACTCCATACATTGCAACCATCGTTCCAACGCTTATTGCTTATCTGACCTACCGCGAGGGTAAACGGAAGAACAGGCATGATGAACTTGAGGATATGAATGACAGATTACGCGCAGATAATGACCGTTTGAGACGTGAAAATGAGCGCCTCAGAAAGGAAAACAATCATGAATAACTGGACAGAACTTTTAGTATCACTTGCAGTAGCAGCAGTCCCAATCATTGGGGCTTGGATTTCAAAACAGTTGCTGGCTAACAAGCAGGCATTGGCCTTGGTAAAGGTATTAGGACCGCTGGCAAATGCTGCGGTAACTGCGGCAGAACAGCTTGGTGTGACACAGGCGATTGACGGTGCGGTCAAGAAATCGACTGCCATTCAGGCTGTGAAAGACGGCTTAAAATCGCTTGGTTTCACCAACACAGACGAGCAGACAATTGCCAACGCGGTAGAGAAAGCTTATGCGGATTTGGAAGACAGCCTAGCAGAAACCTATCCACAAAAGACAGTTGATCAGGAAGCATCTAATCAAGACAAGGTAGCGGCCGCAGCTCAAGCAGCCGCAGACGCAGTTAAGGCTCAGCTGGCACCGGCATCTGTTGCTCCACAGAAATAAAAAGGGGAAAATCAATGAACGATTTAGATTTTAGAAACACGTGTCAGCATTTAGTTGCTGATTATACAAATGGCCACATGGATAATACCGATGGAAACTCAATCACTCCGGATGATGTGTATATCGTTTGGTCGTGCAAAGCCCTTCAGAACTCAAAGGCACTGGCTAGTACAAACGTCAGCGACGGCATGTACTACGAGATAACGTACAATGGTGATAAACACGAGTTGTACCTTGATGCTTACAAAAAATTTGAAAATCGTGCAATCCAAATTGATAAAGAATAAAGGAGGGCACCATGAAATTTAAAACTAAAATAGTCACCTTGGTAGTCGCCTTCTTGGCGGCTATTTCTTTTGCCCTGCCATCGCAGGTCAATGCGGCCAAGGGTGATCAGGGTGTCGACTGGAGCCGGTACCAAGGAGATAACGGTGTCTTTGGTTATTCCACTGACAAGTTCGGCATCTCTCAAATCGGTGGCTATAGCGGCTACGGCACGTACGAGCAAACCACGTATAAGACGCAGGTTGCATCGTTGATTGCCGCTGGCAAGCGAGCACACACCTATATTTGGTGGCAGAATATCGACAACACCAATTTTGCCAAGCAAGTACTAGATCATTTCTTGCCTGAAGTTCAGACACCAAAAGGGTCGATTGTTGCGCTTGATTACGAAGCTGGATCAACCAACACGGCAACTTTGCTGTGGGCACTCGACTATATCCGCGATGCTGGCTACACACCAATGCTGTACGGTTATAAGAGTTTCTTGATGAGTCACATTGACTTGTCACAGATTGCCAGTCGCTACCAGCTATGGCTTGCGGAATATCCTGATTACAATGTCACTACTGTTCCGAATTATGGCTACTTCCCGAGCTTTGATAATGTAGGTATCTTCCAGTTCACGTCAACCTATCGCGCTGGTGGCCTTGATGGCAACGTTGATCTAACCGGCATCACTGATTCAGGCTACAACGGTAGCACGACAACTGACAGCGGTAAGACCTATGTCCACCCATCAACCAATACACCGGCAACCAACGCAGGCCAGCAAGCTAACAACACCACGCTTAGCCAGATCAAAGTTGGTGATAGTGTTAAGGTCAACTTCGGTACAACCCGTTGGGCTAATGGTGTCGCAATGCCTAGCTGGGTTCATGGCAAGACGTACACCGTGCAGCAAGTATCTGGATCTAACGTACTGCTTGGTGGCATCATGAGCTGGATCAATCGTAGCAATGTTGAGCTGCTGACAACGACCAGTGTGGCATCAGTAAGCTATGGTTCTACCTACACGGTTCAGTCTGGTGACAGTTGGTGGTATATTGCTTACAAGTATGGAATGAGCATGTATACTTTGGCTTCTAACAACGGCAAGTCAATCTATAGTGTGATTTACCCCGGAGACGTTATCCGAGTATCTGGCACAAGCTATTCGAGTGTATCAAGCCACACGTACTACACAGTCAGATATGGTGATAGCTTCTGGAGCATTGCCAGCAAGTACGGTATCAGCATGTACACACTGGCAGCCAACAATGGCAAGTCAATCTATAGCCTGATTTATCCGGGCGAAAGCCTGTATATCAGGTAATGGGTTGCCGTTGAAACCAAAAATTTTAAATAAGGTGAGTGCATATGTCTAAAAAATTGATCAAGCACGAGTTATTGAGCAAAGTTATGTGAGACGTGACTTAATGAGAGCCGTTTCAGAGTTGCTGGATTCCGCTTCAGACAAGCATTCAACTGATGAACTTATAGATGCTGTTGCCTCCGTTCAGTCTGTGACAATGACCTTGGAGCATAAATCAGCCGTTTGCGGTCCTCCTGGTCTACGTGGCTGGGACGGAGAAGAATACTGATATATCCGGTAACAAAAATAGCCCTCTGCTCGCTAACGCGGGTGGAGGGCTTATTTTTGTGCACAAAATATGCACAAAATGTGGTTTCCTACTATTATGTATGCGTTTGTTTTCGCCCTTACTCTCCGTTTTATTGTCTCTAGTTGCTTTCCATAGCTTCCCAAAACGCTGATATGACAGTGTTTTGGGATTTTTATTTTCTCTTGTTTTTGGATGTTTTAAAAATTTTGAGACTAAATTAAGACCTGCTGGACGAGACTAGATCTTTATTCTTAAAGCCTATGCTACAAAAGTAAAATTGACGCTAATTTTTATTTGTAATAAATGTTTAAAGTACTTGCCATTCTTGGCTGTCTCCGGTAGTCTTGTACAAGTAGTAAGTAATCGTCATGGAGGATTAGCTCAGTTGGGAGAGCGTCTGCCTTACAAGCAGAGGGTCACAGGTTCGAGCCCTGTATCCTCCATCAGTTTACGTCCGCTGTCACTGCGGGCGTTTTTTTGAATTGTTAAGCTAATTCAACGTCTAAACTTTGATTGTGACATCGTGAAAGTTAAAAAAATCCTCCCTAAACTGTTGAATTAAGGGAGGAGATTTAGTGTTGACGGTGGTATTTATGCTAACCATGCATGCGTGCTAAGTAGAGTAAAAGGGTCATGATTAATGGACTGAATTGATAAATGTAACGAGGCAATTTAAAGGGACGACGACTGTTAATGACGGTGACAATGATGAACATGCCGCCAATGGCAATGAAGTTTATTCGTTGCTGTACATAGCCAAGGATGGCAACGACCAGTAGAAGAATCAGATCGGTCCACTTAGGAAAACGGTTGGCCCAAAGCCCGATCAGCGCAGGTAAATAGAGAAGCGCTAGGTCTAGTAGCATGGTGCGATTGAAGAAATGCAGGCTGGCATAGATTAGCGTAATTTGAAGTAGCAGGGCCTGACCAAAAACGACAGTGTCAAGCCAGAGCGCAGGCATTTTTTGCGTCTGTAAAAGAAACGCAATGACGATTTGAACAATAATGAGTGGCAGTAGCAGCCATTGATTGATTGTGCCGATGATACCGCTAACGCCTGCTATGAGCAGTAGGAGCATAAGCTTGTTTGAACTGACGAGTGTTGTTCCAGCAAGACATATTGTCATAAACAGTAATGCGACAAGTTGAAAAGTCCAGTTGACTTGCAGCGCCAT